CGTGCATCGCCTGCATGGCGGCGCGTTCTTTCTTGCTAAACTTCGGCCCCGGTCTCATGGCGTCGATTTTAGCGTTAGCCTGCATTGTGCGGGAGTCGCAAACCAGCCACCACTCGCGGGGCGTCATTTTCCAGAACTCCGACGGTTGGAGGCCCCAGAGGCCGACCGCGACGCTATACGCCTGGCCGATGCCGACCTTGCCGTCGGTTACGGCTTTTTTACAGCAGCCTCGTCGGGTTCTTCCACCCCCTGGACCGTCTCAGCCGGACCTGTACCGAATACCTCTGCGAGGATGAACGCCAGCACAGCCTGGATTGACTCGCCGGTCGTTTTGTCCTCCGCCACTGCGTCCATAACGTCCTGCATGGCTACGGGTGCGCCGGCGCCATGTAGCAGGCAGTAGTACACCCATGCGACGTGCGACATAGGCACGTCGCCGGTTTGCGCCCCCGCTGCAACGCGGCTGGCCAGTGTGGCGAGCGTCACCCGGTCCTCGACGTGCATGATAACGTCATACGAGGCGCGGCACCGGTACTCGGCGCCGTCGAACTCAATCAGCAGCTCGCGCACTACGTGAGTACCACGGTGCCGGAACTGGTCAGAGTCGTGCTGAAGGTGACTTCGCCCGTGTGCTCGCCGCTCTCCTCGTAGTTGCCGAGTGCAAACGTGCCGGTCAGCTCTGAACCGTCGGCCCATTCCAGCGTGTACACGTCGAGCGTTTCCGCCAGTGCGTCGGTTAGGAACGTACGGGCGGCCAGATCGACAACGCCCTCGATCGTAATATCGACCGACCGGCTCCCGACAGTAGACAGCAACGTGCGCCAGGCGTCGGAGCTGTCAGACGTTACGTCGATCGGCTCCCGGTTGATCGCCATCGATTTGGTGCGGGCGGTAGCAACCAGCGTTCCGGCTGCCACTGTGCCCTTGAATAGGTTTACAAGTCGTCCTGCTGTTTCAGCCATGGTGCTGTGCTCCGGTTAATTGTGGGTAGTCTATCATGCGCCCGCCCCACTGTTGAATAGCTCCGCGATTTCGTCAGTTGTGAGCAACCTATCGAACAGCCTGAACTGGTCGATTTGACCGGCAAAGGCGAAGGTAGTGAAATCGGGGTGTTTCCCTAATGTCAGCGGATGGTTTGTAACGGACGTGGGCGTGGCAAAATTTACCCCGGTGCCTTTGCTCACGTTATCCGCGATCAGCTCCACGCCCTGGTTTCTTTCGTAATTGAACACGATGTGGGTGTACGTGCCGGTGGGGAGTGTGTACCCGAAGGCGATATCTTGATGCCCGGCTAGCTGGAATGTGAGGCTACCCCCGGCGACGTGGTGTATGCCGAAACCTTTTTCGCCGGCACTGTCGACTAGCGTGTTAAGTATGTACGCGAAAGACGCCACCGACGCGGTTTCGACCCAGAAAGAAAACGCTACGTCACCAGAGAGCCCCCCTGACGGGGAGAACACGGGGGACGCCGGCGTGGCCGCCACAGCAGACGCCGAGGGCGAAAAGTCCAGCGCGTTGCCAATGTGCCCCGCTATCTGCACGGCACTTGTAATGGTCGCGTCGTTACCGTTGGCCGACTCATCGACTAGCGTCACGCCGCCGGTGACGCGGTCCATGGTGTACATGACGACGAGGTTAGCATTCAGGGGAGACAGTATCGAGCTGGACGGGATTACCGGGACGTCCTCCCGCACCAGTAGCTCGAACGTCTGCACGCCGTGCCGGGTCATCCCATCCGGGTCGCGTTCGCTGGTCTGGTCGACTTGCCGCGACAGGACCATGTTGTATCCGGGCACCGTCATGGCGAGGTGGTGCAGCGCCCGATAAATGGCGTCCTGTACCTGTTTGGTTTCCCGCTGACCCTTGTACTGACTCCAGCAGTGGATCGTTACCGATACGCGGAACCCGAGCACGCCATCAGTATCGAATTCGGTCAGCACGTCCTCGCCGAGCGTCACATACGGAAAATCTGTGTAAGACTCGGGCACGTCGTCAAATACGCCGGTAACCAGCGCGGACAGCGTCACGTCAGCGTCAAGTATGGCGAATATCGCCGTCTGTACTTCTAGCGCTGCGCTGCTCATTGGCTGGCCTTCTCGATGGCTACGACGATGCGCTTACGGAATAACGCGCGGTTCTTCTCAATGGCAGGGCGCAACCACGGGCGTTCTGCGATCTTCATGGTGCCGAACTCCAGGAACCGGCCATACGGGAGGTCGGTCCCCACGCTCCACTGCAGCTCCCTTTCTTTCTCCGCCGTGATGCGGCGGGCCAGGTCGCCGGTGTCGCCCGCTGGCGCCTCGCCTGGCGCTGACGCACGGTGCGTCCTGCGCGGCTTAAACTTCTCATACGTGCGGCCCGACTTGGTGCCGCGCTGTATCGACTTGATGGCGTCCGCCTCAACGTCAAACGCCGTTATGCGCACAACGTTCGATATCTCTTTCTCGGCGCGCTGGCCGTACTGGGCCAGTGTAGCGGTGAGTTCGTCTAGCCCTACGACTGATAGCTTGATGCTGGTCATTCGGCGCCCTCCTCGCATAGCACGCGGCGAACGGCGTCACCCTCTGCGGGGTTCTTATTCCACCGGACAGTAAACAGCCGCCCACTGAACAAGAACCGATCGTCCACGTTCACAGTCGAGCCGTCTGCGTTTTTGAAGTAGAACGCGGTGTCGACCTTCACATTAAGCCTGGCCAGTTGCTGCACCTCGTTTCCGCTCATCGGCACAACGGCGCCGCTGAACGTCGCAACGGTGTTCCACACAACGGAGTTACCGCCCGCGCCATCCGGCGTGTTGGTTTTCTGCTGGTGGGCGATGGTGTTGCCATTCTTGAAGCGGTCGATCAGCTTGGGGCCGACCTTGCGCATCACATCGTAGATCGTCACGGCTAGGCCCTGATAGTCACGGCGGATATGCCGCCAGTTCCAACTCGCAGCAGTTTGCGCAGTTTGGTTTCGAGTGCCCGGTTAAATTCCTGATCTCGGGCACCGTCCATATACTCGACCTCCAAGGTGTCCAGCTTCTCGCGCTTGGTGGCCCTGTCGACTGTTCCGCTCGGGTTGTTCCCGGCGTCAACGGCCAGTGCCGCTTCCATCTGCGCTTCGAGCAGAAGCAACGGAATCTCGTCGCTGTCGATGCTGTAACTGTCAATCCACACGCTGAACCGGGGCCATTGTAGCGCCTGTTCCTTCGTGTTTTTGTTGCCCTTGAACGGCTGCTGCTCGATGTAGTCCATCGCAGTGATCAGCAGCACCGCAGCCGTGCCGGTAACAGTCACGTTCCGGTCGGCCGCATACGTGGTCAACTGCGCCTCACTGGCATAGCTGTTGCTGTTCGCCAGCCCTGTGCCGTCCTCGACTACGATGGTCGCCATGCTCAGAACTCCAGGAGGATCGCTTCGATGCCCGTGCCGCCCGTGACCGTCACGATGCCCCGCAGGTACGCGCTAATCGTATTCAGCCGTAGCGCTACCGTGTCGCCCGCGCCGATCGATGCCAGGGTCAAGCCGCCGCTAACGTCAACGCTGCCGAGATCTTCAGACTCCAGCGTGGTGCCACCGTCGCCATCGATGTTCGGGGTCAGCGCGCCGCCCGTTACGTTGTCCAGGATCAGGATAGGCGACTTGCCCGCGTTATACGTCAGCGTGTCTGACGCGCCGAGCGTCGTTACCGTTGCCGCTTGGGCGCCGACGCCCCGAATGCTTGTGCCTGTGATTGCTGCCATGTTGTGTTACTCCTGGAGTTCTGAACCTTCAGCCATGATGCGAATTTCGGTGTTTGAGCCGCTTGGCAAGTCGTCGAGTACGACTACTTCCCACTGCTCGCCCACCCCAAGCGCGCCGTCTAGCCTGCTGGCCACGCCGTGTTTGTCCTGTCCTGCAAATGTTACACGGAACGCAAGGGCGTGCTGGGTGTTGCCTTGCTTAGGTACAAACAAGGAGTTATCGAACCCCCATAAGTACCCTTCCAAGTTCCTGTCGATTGTCCGATTGTTCTTGTATGAGCCGTCGGGCCGCCTGACTCTGAACAGTAGCCCGACAGGCAAGGGCGCGTCTGACCCGAAGGTGGAGAAGTCCATCGCGGACGGGCCGACAATAGCGATTATTATGCGCGTAATGTCGCCTGCTTGCACGGGTGATGGCTCTACCCGGAAAACAACAGGAGTGGTTGACCCGTCAGCCAGTGCTAAATTACGGTTCCCTGTGTTGACGGATGCCCCCGCGGGAAACACGTCACCGACTAACTGATTAAGCGTGATGTCGTCACCGCTGACAGCTAACACTTTCGCCTGGATAAAGCGCCCAGTCGTAGCGCTGCCGATTTCTAAAATCGTACCCACGTCACCGTCGGGGTAGACACTCGTACCAGGGACCGTCCCTGGTGTCATTCCGTGACCTGCAGTAAGCGTGATAACACGGGAGTCGGCGACGGAATCAACGTCAAGGGTCAGCCCGAGGTGAACCTCCTGCAGGAAGTCCAGATCCAACATCTCGGTCGTCTGATCGTTGAGCGTGACCCCCCAAGTAGTGCCGCCGCGCTCCGATACTTCAATGGCCGCTTTGGCGTCGTCCATCAAGTCGAGCCATATCCCCGGCACAATCGTGCGCCAAAACGGCCGCTCGACTTTCAGCGGTGGCGGGATCTCAGTGCGGGCCATTAGCCGTCGTTCGCCGTCATTACTTCGTACAGGTATTTAAGGTCCATTTTCTTGGCATCGTCGCCAAAATCTACGCCCGCCGCCGTAAGCTCGGCTTTGTACCAGTCGGTGGTGCCCTTGCGCAGTGCGGGGGCCGCAGCGTCGAACAGTTCGTGTTCGTCCGCATTAAAATCTGATTCGTTGATAACGACGAAGCTGCCGCCGCCATCGCTAACCCGTATTGTCGGGCATTTCCCGTGTGACATTTCGCGTGCTCCCGTAGAAGGTAAAAAGCCGCCCGATGCTCTGGGCGGCCAGTCCGATTAGCCCAGCAGGATAGCCGAGTGCTCCGGCTTCACGAGCGCTTGACCCCATGCGGCAGACAGCTCGTACCGCACTTGGCGATACTGCTTATACAGCGCAATCTCGAAGGTCAGCCCGGAGCGCGGATCGGTGATCATCATCACGTCATCCGCCTGGTCGCCTTCCTCTGGGCGCTCAGGTACACGGGTGGCGATAACCAAGGCGTCAGGAGTGAACGCAAGGTTAGCGGTATAGTCCGCGCCGATCGTCATCGCTACCGCAGATGCCGCGATAGGCTCACGCAGGCCTGGAGCCGCCAGCGTGACAGGCCCAGCACCAACAGTACCAAGAGAGACAACATACTTATTGGCGTCGCCCGCGAAGGTCACCGCGTCGCCCACCTCCACGTCGCCGGTGCCGGTGATCAGGGTGATCACGGTGGCGCCGACCGCATAGCCTGCGGTGTCGGTAGTGTACGACGTGCCGGTACCCTTGGTGTGTGCCTTGACCTGCGCCGACTCGCGCAGGGAGCCGCCGTGGATGTTGACCAGTTCGCCCTGGCGCAGCAGCGATGTTTCGCCGCCTTCGTTCGCCTTGGTGAGCTGCGCTAGGGTCCGCATCTTAGCGCCCGCAGTGGTATCGAATACCGCGTTCCATCCGCCTGCGACCGGTGCGCCGTTGTCGCTCAGAATCTTACGAATCTGGGCGGTGTCGGACAGGTCAGACGCAAACGGGGTGGTTCCTGCGGTACCGAACGCCCGCGATGCGCGGATAAACGTCGCTGCCGCATCGGCCTCGATCTCGTTGGTCAGAGTCCGCATAGCCTGCGTGATCTGGTTTAGCCGGATAGCGGAGTAGCCCGGGCCGTGGTTAACGCCCTTCTGCTCTTCGCCATTCCAGCGGAACGGAACCCCACGCGACTTGCTGATCGTGATCACTTCGTTACCGATCACCTGGTCGCCGTCGTTCGGTGCAGTAACCGCCGGGGTGATATCCGACGCCACAGACGCGGGCGCCACGAAGCTGCGGACGGTCTGTCCGACAGCGGCGCGCTCAACGCCGGAGTCAAGGGTGGCTGAAGGGATAAAGCCCACCAGCTCCCGCGATACGATGTCCAGCGCCTCGTAGAGGTCCGGCGACAGGTTTGTCAGTGTGTTAGCCATGGTTTGTGCCTATTCGTCAGTCATATGTTGTGCCGCCTGCCTTATGAAATTTCATGCGGTCGACAGCGTTAAGTTGTTCAAATTCCGCGCGGGGCATCGTCTTATCGCCGCCGCTGCTCTCCTTGCCCCCGCCGTTGGCACCGCCGCCGCCGGATTGATTGCCTTTAAGAAGTGATGCAAAACGCTCGTTGTTCTTAAACTCCGTAGCCAGGTCATCAACCGTCGAAACGGTCAGGTTACCCGATGCATCTAATACTTTGATGCCCCCTTCGGTATGCTTCAGCCGCTTACCGATGATGTCGCTAAGAATCTCAGCGTTCGGGCCGTCAGCCAGCCCCGTCGCGATCTTCAGAGCCGCGGTGTTCTGCTTCTCGTTCGCTATGGTGCCCCGTAAGCCGTCCAGATCCTTCTGGAGCCCTTGCCGTGCTTCCTCGCTCGACTTGTGCAACTGTTCGAAGTCTCCGCCCTTGCGTGCTGCGGCCTCCGCCGCCTTCCGCGCTGCTTCGTCTGACGCGGCCTTGTCGGCTTTCGCCTTCTTAGTCTCGCCGAGTAGCGTGTCCATCTTGCCTTGCATGGCCGTTGATGCGGCAGTTAACGTGCCCACACTCTCGGTTAACGTGGCGTTTTCAGCTTGCAGTGCTGCGATCTCTTCTTCAGTTAAAGGCATGTCGTTTAATCTCTGTCGTTTAGGTCACAAACCAAGGCGGCACAACCGCCTGACGTAATATTATAACATTACGCGAATAAGTGGAAATAATCGCTTGCAAGTCGTGCGGTGGTGCGCTAACTTACAGGAAA